AGTCCACCATTAGAGATGGTGGACCCGGCTGCGCCGGTAAAGCAAAAAAGCAAGATCAAAAGCGCCTCCGGCGGCCCTTCGGGAACTCTCGGCGAGGCCAGGGATGCGGGGGGAAAAGCACCCCCCTCATCCCAGGCAAAGAGTGATTGGTCGGAGGTAGGTCAAGGGTCGGCGCAAGCGCCTCAAATCCTCACCCGTTCGTTTTTTCGCGATGAAGCGTGCGAAAAAGCCGCTGCGGCTTCCGGTTTGCCCCTTGACTGGCGAAAGGTAGGAGGCGGCTGCGGGCTGGTCGAAGATTGAATTGCGGTAACGTTACTTTAACTATCGCGCATGCGTATCCGATAGCAACATGCAATTAGCGCATTTATAGTAACGTTACTATAATTACAGCACGAACAACGAAACGGACCCTTCGCCATGATCGACCCGGCAGACCAGCAAACCCAAGCCCTCCCCCTGGACGAGCAGCCGGCCAAGCGCAAGCGCGGGCGCCCTGCTACCGGCAAAGCGATGACGCCGGCCGAGAAGCAGCGTGCCTATCGTGAACGGCAAAAGGCCAAATCAGGGTACGTGGACCCTGCTACGGTTGAGGAAATCAAGCGGATGCAGGCAGAGATAACCAGTCTACGCGACGCGCTGATTGCGACCGACGCGGCAGGGTTGAAGAAAATTGACGAGCTGCGGGCAGAGAACGAAAAGCTGAAAAAGCAATTATCGTCACGTGACGATAATGAACTGATGCAGCGCGTCGAGCTGGCTGAGGCTCGTGCCGATGCAATGGGGAATGAGCTGGCAAAGGCTAAGGCTAGGGCAGCGAAAGCAGGCCCGACAAAACGCCGATACGTGCTGCAGTTCAGATATGAGACAGCAGAAGGCGTGCATTGGGAAGATGACAAAACAGGCGACTTTAGCTCCAAGAAGGAAGCGGAGAGGGTCTGCAAGGGAATGAACGAGCCAGGCGTATCAAATACAGAATGGCGAGTCAGAGAAAGGAAGTGGGTCTAAAGCTCCAGAATCGCACGGCAGGCGTCCTGCAGGGCTGATAAACGGGCGTCAAGGGCGGCGCCCTCATCATCGAGCCGGGAGACTCTAGCGCGTAGCTGGCGAACCTCGGCAACAAGCCGCCCGTAATCCTCAAGAACATGGCAGACAGCCTGGAGATCGTCTCCACGGGCTGCGAATAGTCGTGCCTGATTGACCAGGTGAGGCGGGATATCGAGGGGGATAGGAGCGCAGCGCATAATCAACGTTACATTAAATCACGCCGGGACCGCTGACCATCTTCCCGACGCGATTAAACGTAACGTTACCCATTATGCGAAGCGTCCGATTAAAGCGGCTGCGCCAAATGGGCGTCGAGCTGCTGCAGAAGCACCAGCCAGTCGTAATCGGAATAAAGCATGCCTGCAATGAATCCTAACGCAGCGCCGAGAACGAACACGAATACCAGACTAGAGCGGCTGCGACGGGCTGACAGCCTTGGCGAACGGGTTTTCGCCGACGAGTGACTTTCCTTCCGAGCCTGATGAAACCATTCCCTGTCCTGAAGACCCACGGCTTGTTCCTCCAACGTTGATTGAGCGCGGCAGCATGTTGGATGCCACTGAAAGGCATTGTGCGTGAGCCATGGCAAACAGTGAACCAGAAGCGTCGAAACACTGGCAGCGTGTCTCATTGTAGATGCAGCCAGAAACGGGCTTGGCCGTTTCGGTCGCGGACCAGTCGTAAAGCGTTGTCGTGGCTGGCAGCGCTTTCTTCTGGCCCGTGGTGGCCGCTGCGCGTACACCACCGGGCTCAGAAGGCGCCGCCTTTGCGGGAGCAACGGTTTCAGCCTGGGCGTTCGACTCAAAGGCCTTGCCTGTAAGAATCGACTGTTCATTGGTCGACGCATTCCAGGCGACGGCAGCAAAGACAAAACAGATAAACGCGATCAGCGCAGCAAGCTTTTTAGGCATCTTGAACTTGTGCGTATGAATCGTGGCCGACTGGTAATACTGGAAGTGATCCTTAGGAAACTTCCATGGAACGCTGTCAGCCCTGCTCTGCTCGCGTCGATCATTCGGAGAATCAACAGTGTGCTGCCACGTGTACTTAGTGACGATCTTAGCGCCGAAAGCTCGATACAAGTGAATATGTTCACCAGCCAACTTGCGAATGTGATGGTGAAGAAAGCTAGGCGACTGGCTGACGAAAACCAGATCGTGGCCAGTGTGACGATGGACTTCCATCTGACGCAGGCGCTCGTCCTTGACCTCGCCACGGTGCGCGGTCGAAGGATAGAGGTGAGGCTGCTGGGCCTCATCATAGATCACCAGCGAGCCTTCTGGCGTATCCCGCCAGTCGTCAGGCGCTGGATGACACTTCTCGATCTTCAAGCCGGCGATGTTGGCATAAACAGGCCTGCCCTCCTCCACGGCCTTTAATATCAGGCCAATGCAATAGAGCGTCTTTCCGCTACCAGGGACAGCAGTGATCAAAGTAATCATGTTCGCGCACCGAAGAAGGTTTGAATGGCTTGGATTGAGGCACGAGTCAGGAACGCACTTGTAATAATAGAGAGGGCTTCTGGTACACCGGCGATAGCCATAATTTGAGCCGCTGAAGCTGGCAGACCACCAAACATAGCTTGAGCCTGATCAATAATTCGCTCAACCAGCTCAAGAAGCCCGTAATAAGTAAAAACACCGATTCCAAGTGCAACAAATATCTTTGCTATGACGCTGGAGATAATCCAGACGCCTATGGCAACAAGTACTTGAGGCATTAATCGGCCCTCCCGAGACCAAGGGTTATATATAGAGCAGCAAGAAGTGCACCGAGAATAATTAGCGGCTTGAGCATTGCGGCCCAATCACAGCCCGGCTTCCAGTCAAACGTTTGATCGCCAAAGGCGGTACTTATAGTGGTTGGAGCCGGACAGGTAGCATTGCCGGAAAACGTAACTTGTTTGGTGAAGTCTTCATCCTCTATATATTCGGAGAGGTCGACTTCCTCCTCATTGAATGGAGTTTTAACCCAATCAATGAATTCGCAAACCGTCGGCATAAATGCACAGTCAGTAGGAACCTCGGCAACAGGCGTAGTTACTACACTACTGTCGTTTGCATTAGTAACAGAGGTCGTAGTTGAACTACTTTCAAGCTGTCCGTTTGAATACGAATTGGTAGTGGTTGATGTTGTGGGCGTGATGGAAAGCGGGTTCGTACCATAGTCAAAACGAATAGACGGCAATGATTCGACAACAGTTGTATTCCCTGTTGCAGCATCAGTCGTGGTGGTGCGAGTAGAAGGAAGATCAATTGACTCCGGACCAGTGAAATCAAGACCATCTGGACCATCGAATGTCCCCGGTATATCAGAAAGGCCAGAGCCTAAGCCACTATTCCATAACGACTCAGGTATCAAAGGGACCTTAGAAGCCAATTCGTCGTAGTCGGCATCGGTAAATGGCTGGGGAGTAGAACCGGGGGGAGTCGTAAGACAGCGGAATTCAGCGTCTACGCCATACGGGCAGTCATAGCTGACGCGCTGAACGTGACCCTGTAGAACGCCACCCCCATCACTACGGTGAGAGCCATAACAGGGATACCAGCCACCAGAAGCCAATCCATAGTAAAAATGGGGATAGCTACCAATTAAAGACTTACAAGCGGCAGTTGAATCAGCAAATCTAGCGATAAATGTAACCTTGTCGCGCGACGTCTCCCAGAACTCACCTGAAGACCCGGAGACGGTGGGTATTCTGACAGGGCTAACACCATCCATAGAGGCACCCGGTATCTGATCGATGGCCCAAAGAAGGCCAGCAGTAGCAGCAATCTTGCCAGGGTGAGACTTAAGGCCATTCTTGACCCAGGTTCCGACGCGCGCCCAGTTAAAAGACTCAGCAAGCTTAACGGGTACGTTTACCTTGGCCGAGGTAGATGGTGTGGGCTTAACGTCGATTATTTCGCCCCAGTGGCGATTAATGTCGAGAGTTTGTCCACCCTTCTTAAAAACATCAGTGCTAGACGCAGGCCTGACAACAGGGGCGGCGGTTACTTGGACGCTGAATAACACAGCAACCAGAACGACGACACTTGAACGAAAAAAACTAGCCATCCGGCGTACTCCCAGCCTGTTACAGAATCCATTATTCACTCCAAAAAAAAGGGGAGCCGAAAGACTCCCCTGTTGTAGCAGTCAGTCTTAACGGGCGGTGCGGCGGAAGTATGCGAACGCAACTACCACCAGAACTACGCCGAACATCAAGCCGCCGATAGTACCTACGTCGGTTTTCAGAGCCTCGATGGAGGCAGTTACGAACGCGGGAATTACGCTTCCAGATTCCATGTTTCAGTTCCTTTCGTGAGAGAGAAGAAATCGTGTTAAAAGCCCCATCCCCCAGGCGGTGATATAACACGCAACTACCATCCACCCGAGATTCAGCCCATCAGCAACACTGAGAGGCGGAATTATTGACGCCTGCACTACCCATGCTTGGCAGACGCCGTCAACAAGTTCGGCGCAGACGTATGTATTCATTGTCAGTTAGCGCCTGCTGCAACAGCAGCCGGGCGCGGTTGAACGCGCTGTACAGGAACTGGCAAGCCGTCATCGGAGAGCCAGAGGTCCATGCCGAAAGCGGTGCCTGTTTTGGACTTCCACGCTTTGGCATATACGGGGACGGCAACTTGTTTGCCGATGTACGCCTTATATGCGTTCTCGATGCCGCTATCCAGCTGACGCTTGGAAACTTTGAGGCCAACCGACTGTTCGGTTTCTTGGCCGAACTGGTCACGCCCTGGAGCGGTCAGCACCAAGTAATGTTCGATGATGCCGTTCATCTTTTCTTTCGAAGTGATGCCTTTGCACAGGCCCATTTGTACCAACAT